TCGCCCAGCACGAAGACGACCAGGGCTTTGCGATAGCGATTCATACGCACGGCGGTGCCGGCCAGCGGGGTGCTGCTGGCCGTGCCGGTGTTGACTTGCAGGACGGCGACTTGCTCGGCCGCCGAGCCGGGGAATCCAGACATGATGAGATCCTTTCAGAACTGGGAGCGTTGGCGAGCGCGGCGCGGCGAATCGCGCCTCGTCGATAGCGAGCGCGCGGGGGTGATCCCCGCAAGCGAACGCGGCCGGGTGGAACCGGCCTCGTCGATCACCGGGCTTCGAGGGTGACGAAGTGGCTGAGCGTGTTGCTGCCGTTCTTGCGGCTCACGGCCGCCTGCAGCCACGGCTGGCCGCCGACGCGCATGGTCCACTTGAACGCGGTGGTGTCCTGGTCGAACCACAGGTGCATGGACACCGAGTTCTTGATGCCGCCGGACTTGAACGGCGCGAAGTAGCCGCCCAGGAACGCGAACACGATGTCGCCCAGGTCGCCGATGGCGGCGCAGGCCTCGGTGGTGATGACCGGGCGGCCCAGGATGGTGCCGTAGGGCGACGCCGACAGGCCGCCGGGCGGCACGTAGATCAGCGAGCCGCCGGTCTTGGTGCCGGAATCGGCCGGGCCGACCTGGAAGCCCAGCTCCATCATCTGCGGCTCGACATCCTGATTGACAAGCCACACCGATTTGGAGCGCACGGCGCCGGGCATGCGCGCCCACATCTTGGCGATGTTCTTGGCATGGATGGTGTCGGCGACCTGCGAGCTCTCTTTGCTCACGGTGACCAGGCACGGCGAGTTCATGATGCCCAGCGGCTGGCCCACGCCGCTGCCGTTGATGATGGCGTCGGTGAGCTTGAACTGCATCTGCTCGCCGGCCTTGCGGGTGATGAGCGCGGCGGCGAGCGGGGCGTCTTCCATCAGCTCTTCGGTCATCGGCACCAGGGCATGCAGCTTGTGCAGCCGCGTGGTGTGTTCCTTGAGCGCGAGCTTGCTCTGCGTCATGGTGCCGGCCTCGGCGCCCCAGTAGGCGCGCACGCCGCTGGTGCCCCAGGCGGTGGTTTCGTCGGTGGGCACGGTGACCACGTTGCTGTCGGTGGGGTTGTTGTCGCAGCGGGAGAACAGCGACTCTTCGCCCATCACCAGCACCTGGATGTCGCGCCGGAACTCCGGCGGCACCGCGAAGCCGCCGTCGGCGCCGACACCCTCGCTGCCGTAGGTGGACAGGGCGTTCTGCAGGCGCTGGTCGAGGCCGGCGCCCTGCGCGGCACGGCGCACTGCGTGCGAGAACTCGGCGATGTTGCGGAAGCCTCCGTTGTCCCGCGTGAAGTTGCCGCGCGATTGCGACAGCTGCGTGGTCTGCACGTTGCCGGCGCGTTGGGCGGTCGGCCGCGACGGCGGGTCATCCGCGTCGGCATCGAGCGGTTCGAGCGGCTCGCCAGAGCCTGCCGGAGCCTGACGCGGCTGCGGCTGCGTCAAGCGCTGCCGCTGATTGGTGACGCGGCGGCGCAGATCGATTTCGCCCTGCAGGCGCTCGACCTCGTCGCTGTTGTTCTGGATGGCGGTGCGGTCTTCGGGGGAGAGTTCGCGGTGCTCGGCATCGGCGCGTGCGATGACCGCTGCCGAGTCGGCGAGCAGCTCGTCCTGCCGCTGCAAGTGCTGTTGCACGATGGGGTCTTCGCCATCGGCACGCACACCAAATGCTGCGACAAAGGCCACGAGAGCCGCTTGCCGCAGAGCCCACTGCTCTTTGACGCTGAAATGCATTTTTGATGCTCCTAAAAGCGAAAAGGCCGCTCGAACACGGCGGCCAGGTGGATGCGCCTCGCGGCGCGGGGTGGATGCGGCAGGCGGGTTAGCCGGCGTCGCGAGTCGTGGGAAGCTGAACGGCCGCGACTCCGGCGCGACGGTTGGCAACCATCGCCTCGACGCGCGCGCGCAGGGCGCGGTCGGCCTCTGACGGCTGGATTGGCTCGGCCTGCTCGGCGCGGCGTGCAGCCATGCGCGCCATCAGCGCCTCGTACCGGTGACGTGCTTCGCCTACGCTGCGCGGCACGGGCGACAGCGCGGCGACTTTCATGTTGTCGACCTTGCGCGTGGCGAACTTGTTGGCGATGGCTTCGTCGGCGTTGAACCAGGTGCCGAGGTTGGTTGGGTCAGCGCCCATCCACCTGCGCAGCTGGTCTACGCTGTTGCCGGTGCGATCGGCGTAGACCTTGGCGATGATGTCTCGGTGGCGCCGCAGGTTGGCTGCGTAGGCTTCCATGCGGTCGGCCGTGCCCATGACGCCGCCCATGGGCTCGTGGAGCATCATGCTGGCCGTCTCGCTTATCACGATCTCGGCGCCGGCCATGGCGATGACGCTGGCGATCGATGCTGCGATGCCGTCGACATAGGTGGTGATGCGTGCGCGCAGCTGGTTCAGCGTGTTGTAGATGCCGAAGCCCTCGAACACGTCACCGCCGTCGCTGTTGATGTGAACGTCGAGCGCGTTGAGTTCGCCGAGTGCCCTGATCTCCTGCGCGAACTGCTTGGCGGTGATGCCGTCGTAGAACAGGCCGGCGCCGACGTTCTCGTAGATGTAGACGTCGGCCTGCTTGGCGGCTTTGGCCTGGATGGCGAAGCCGTGGCCCATCACGAGCCCCGGCACTCGACGCGGATGGCCAGACCTACGTCGGCGCGCACGGCCACGTAGGTCTGGCCGGCGATGCGCGTGCTCATGGCGAGGGCTGTTGGGTCATCGCGCAGCGCATCGGCCAGCGCGGCAAGCGCGGCCTCGCGCGTGGATGCGGCGAGCGACGGCGGCGGCTCGACTGGCGCGGCCTGGTCGGGCGGCGTCTCTGGCGGCAGAGTCTGGCTCGGGTCGTCCATGATGTTCTTTCAGGTTCAGCGCGCCAGCGCGAGTTGGCGACGCGCTTGTGGTGAATCGTCCTGCTCGGCACCCGCATCGTCTTGCGTGGGATCTGCGGCCGGTGCGCCGGGAGGCGGCATCTGTCCGACGGCCTCCAGCGTCGTCATGTTGCTCTCGACGATGTACTTGTCGCCGTCGTCGCCGATGGTGTTCATGTCTTCGAGCTGGCGCCACTCGTTGGCGTTGATGACGCCGTTGCGGCGCATGAGCTGCAGGCCCTCCTGGCGGCTCTTGAAGTCGCCGCGCTGCAGGCCCTTGAGGTCGAGCTTGGTGTAGAAGGCCTGGCGGTTCTGGCCGAAGAGCTTGTAGTCGGCCTCCTGCTCCCAGCGGATGGCCCACGGGGTGATGCTGTCGACCACCACCTCGATGCTCTGGTGCTCGATGTTGCTGAAGGTGCCGCGCAGCAGGTGCATCACCTTGTGCGGCGGCACGCCGAACCAGCGGCAGATCTCCTCCACCTGGTGCTGGCGCGTCTCGATGAATTGCGCGTCTTCGGGCGTCTGCGTGATCGGCACGAACTTCATGTCGGCATCGAGCATGACGATGCCGTGCGCCTTGTCGGCGCCGCCGTGCTTGGCGGTGATCTCCTTGTCGAGCTGGGTCTTGGCGCCCGGTGTCATGCCCGATGGCGTCTGGACGAAGCCCGCTGCGTGCGCGCCGTTGCCGAAGTAGGTGGCGCCGAACACGCTGGTGGCGCGCGCCCAGCCGATGCTCTCGGCCGCGTAGCTCATGACGTCGAGCCCGACGGCGCCCTCGCCGTAGCCGCGCAGGTGCAGCACGTCCTTTGCCTTGAGGTACACCTTGCCGCCGCCGCCGCCGCCGTCGGGCTCGATGCCGTAGAGCAGCTCGCCGGTGGTGCTGTCGCGCTCGAAGCAGTAGCGCGACGGGTGGATGGGCCACAGCGCGATGGGCACCTGGCGCGCGTCGCGCTGGATCTCGGCGATGCCGTTGCCGCGGCGCACGGCCCAGCCGGTAAGCGTCTCGCGGAAGGTGAAGGCGCCCATCTCGGGGTTGGGACGTACCGCCAGCAGGTACTGCAACGGGTGCGTCGGCACGCGCTCGGGGCCGCTCGGGCTGTCGCGCATGACGCGCCAGGGCAGTTGCGCGACGGTGCGCGTGAGGTAGGCCACGCAGGCCCAGACGGTGGCGTCCTTGAGCGCGGTGTCGGGCGTGACGATCTGGCCGCTCTTGGTTCTGAGCGACTGCACAATGAGCTGCGTGAGCGGGTGGTCGGGCTCGGTGGTCTGCCGGCCAGGCATCAGCGCGTTGCGCAAGCGGCTGCGCATCTGCGACCACCAGCTCATACTGCGGACTCCTCGGTTTCTGCCTCGATGGCGGCGACGCCGGCGGCGTCGAGGCGCGCGAGGTGCTCATAGACGCTTTCGATGCGCGTCTGTGCCTTCACCGCTGGCCTCCTTGGTGATGAGGATCGCGTTTCCACGTGGGACCACGCGGGCGTTGCCGACGCAATAGTTCATGAGCCGCGAGCCGGCGTGCCTGAGCGAGCCGTCCACCAAGCGCCGCTCGGCCACCGTGATGGCGCCGACGAGCTTCCAGCCCTGCGAGACACCAAGGATCAGGTTCTCCGGTATGCCGGCATCTATGAGGGCCTGGTAGACGACCTTGTAGCCCTTCTCCGGGTCGATGCCGACACCGCCCAACAGACCGGCCTTATGGACACTCTTGACGACGGCCACTGCCGCAGTGACATCGCTTGGCAGCGCATCGACTATCTCGAGGTCGCCGTCGCGCTCGAAGTCGCGCAGGGTGCTGGCCTCGGCCTTGCGCCGCTCAAGAGCAATGCTGGCGCAATAGGCGTGGCACCAAGCGAGCCAATCCTGCGTAGCCGCATCACGGCCAAGGACTGCAAGCCCGAAGAGATCGTCCAGGCCACCGCCGTCGATGCCGATCGTGACGACCTCCGAACGAGACAGTATCGTTTCAAGCGTCAGCGCAGGATCGCCCTGCTTCTCCCAGAAATCGGCGCCGGCCCAGCGGCCAGCCATCAAGGCGACGCCGATCTCCACGTTGAGGTGCTGCGAGGCCCAGGTGCGCAGTTGCGCCTCGCCCTTGGCCTCCTCCTCGGCGCAGGCCTCGGCCAGCAGGTCGATCGATACCGAGCGGCCTGCGTTCGGCGTGACCATCGGCCAGTTCGCCGGGTCGCGCCACGGCTTGGCGCGGTCGCGCTGCATGGCCTCCGGGAACTCGTACAGCACCGGCAATGTGCGGCCGCGCCGTTTGCCGTCGCGTATCTCTCGCGCCTTCAGCAGGTCGTCGCGGAACACGCCTGTCGGCGCCTCATCACTCTGCGTGGTGATGATCGCCAGGAACGCCTCGGGGAACGGCACCATGCCGCCCCTGAGCTGGACCATCGCCTTGTCGGCCCGCGGCATCTTGCCGAGCACATGCTCCTCGTCGATCAGCAGCCCGACCACCTTCTTGCCGGTGACCACCGCCGGGTCGAACGTGATGATCTCGAGCTTGGCCTTCGACTCGCGATGCACCATCGTCTTGAGGTGGTCGCGGACGTGGATCTTGCGATCCAACACCGGATCCAGCGCGATGGCGCCGGCAATCGCGGAATAGGCCTCGTCGGCAGTCTTCTGGACCGGCGCAGTCAGCAGATACGGCGCGTTCGGCCGCTCGTTGACGAGCAGCGCGGTCAACATCAGCAGGGCGCCGTTGGTGGTCTTGCTGTTCTTTTTCGGCACCAGCAAGAACAGCTCGCGGATCAGGCGAGCCTTGGTCTGCGGGTCCAGTGAGGCGAACAGCGCCCACACGACGGCGCGAAACCATTCGCCGCCGGCCTCTCCCATTGTCGGCGTGCCAGGCACATCGGCCAGGCGGAGCTTGTTGAGCACCGCCACGGCGCGATCACCGGCCGCTGGGTTCGGCAGCACCAGGTCGCGCATCGGCGGACGGCCGGCGCGCAGCCGCGCCTCCCAATCCGCGCACGAGAGGTCAAGCATGGCCCGTCACTGCACCGTGCGCGGCAGCAGAGTGTCCCAGTCGGTGCCCTGCTGCGCGGTCCTCGCGTCAGCCTGGGCCTGCTCCTTCTTGCCGAGTTTAGGCATGGGGTCCGGGGCCGGCTCGGCTGGCGGCGCCGCCACGAGAGGCGTGATCGCCAACAGCGCTTTGCAAGCTGCCACATTGCCCTTGGTGGCCTGCTTCTGCAATGCCTGCATCACCTCCATGCGCCGCTGGCTGGCGCCGATCGACAGCTCGTGCCCGTAGTGCTTCTCCAGCGTCGGCCGCGCGATGTTCAGCGCGAGTGCGATCTCGACATGCGGCATGCCCCACGCGGCGGCCACCGAGACCTTTCGGCGGCTGGCTGGGGTGGGCTTGTGCTCGAGCATGTGACTTTTGCCAAAGTGGGCGCTGGCCGGGATTCCCGGCTGCGAAAAAAAACCTGCGCGTGGGATCGCAGGCGGTTTCCAGCCTCAAAGGCCGTAGAGATTCGACCGCCCCCTGGCCTCGTGCTTGGTCTTGGCCGCGTGACAGTCAGCGCACAACAGCCATCGGTTGTCGTCGCGCTCGGAGCCTCCGAGATGCAGCGGCAGACGATGGTC